GGAATTTATGTCCTTCGAACGCAGGCCGGTCAGCAACGGACGGTCGATGAGGTCTTCCACGGTGGCGACGGCATTGAATGAAAAGAGCAGTTCGAATGTATCCTTGCCGATGACAAGGGTGGTCGATGGTGCAACGGGATTGTGTTTCATAGAATAGCCTTTTTCTTTCTAGCCCAAAACGCTTTGCGTTTTTCGCTAATCTTCATTTTGGTGAGTTCCGAAAGAGGAGCCCGCTTGCCTCTATGCGCCAGACTCATACGCTCTCTCGATTCTGTAGAACGCTTCTGACCCCGATTCTTCTCAGCCGTAGACCGAGCCTCCTCGGGTGATTTCTTGCGTCGTTCCTGTTTACCCTCTGCCCACGACACCCCCAGTTCACGTTTTGTTGCGCGGCATTTGCGTGACCTGAGAGCAGGGATGGTGGGATTCGGGTTCTTGCCTAAACGAGAAAGGCTGCTGTGAAGGCGTTCCGCGTCCGTGAAGGCGTGGCCGGGTCGGCCTCTCCGTGTGTTGGCTCCCTTGAGAATTGACGCAGGGGAAAACACTTGAAGCTTTCGAGCGGCACTTATCTTTGCGCGTGCTTCTGCCGAGAGAAGCCCAGTCTTGCCTTTGTTCCAAGGTATCCCGGTGAATCCTTCACCACCCTTGCAGATGTTGTAACCGTGGTTGGGGTCTCTCGCCTTGAACAGGGCGATGAAGAAGGTTTCCCAGTAATCGAGTTCCGCTTTAGTTGCCACTGAAGTTAGCGGGTGGATGCTCCAAACATCCTTGGGGTACTTACGCATTGAAGCGTAAAGATGAGAGGAGCCGCCACGGTTGTGGGCTGCATCGTAGAACTTTTTCTGAAGGTACTGCCTCAGATTGTTCCCTTTGTGCTGCCCCACGTAATACTTCTCAGTTGCGGAGTTAACTATCAGGTAGATGTACATTCCATCTAATACTGAGAATTTCCAACTTTTCGTTCGTCAGTTTCCTGTCGCCACTGTCATCAATGAGTCAAGTTTTATCTCAACCTTAATTGTGGCTGCTTTCGAAGCATCGATGTTAGTCGGAACTGGATTCTTGGACACGAAACCTGTGAAGGCATAGGTGTTCCCAGTTACTGACTGCCCAGCGATAGGCTTCAACGAAACCTGAAACGAGTTTGCGATGCCGGTTGCGAACGCCGTCTGGAGGGCCTGAGTGCCTAAATCCGAAGGCAAAAACACCCCCGTAGCGGTGAAGGTGCCAGGATCAACCGTGGTGGCAAGCGACTCCTCCATCACGCCGACGCCAATCGTCGGTGAGCCAGTGTTAGTCACGCTGTCGTACTTCCAGGTTTGTTCAGGAATGCTGAATTCTTTCAATTGCAGGATAGCGATGCCAGTTACTGCCGGACCTTCGGTCCATGCAGCGGTAGCTGGTGCGGTGCCTGTAATGGGAGTTACAGCCGTCCAGTTATTGCCGGCGGAAGAAACGATTTGGCCGGCGGTGTAAGTTGTGAGGGTAGACCAAGCAGGAGCAGCAACGACCATAGGGACGGGCGGCTGAGCAGGGTACTGTGCGGGTGCTGCGAGAGTTGCGGGAACGGAACTGATTACTAAATAGGAACCAGCCCCCGTGCCCGCCTTGGTCGATGAGGTTGACAATTGGTGACCACCTTTCAAGTGGGGTTAGGCTCGTGTCTACGATTGGTAATCGAAGATCACTGAGACGTTGGTGGTGCTCAAAAGAGCATCGGGCTGGAACATGTCCGTTACGTTCTGGACATCTGCGAAGAACACTTGCGGGCCACTCGGGAGGAATCCCATGTAGCCATTCAGAGCAGCCTTAACAGCCACGCCGAGATTGTGGGCAACCAAGTAACTCCCAGGCCCAAATGAGGCGTGGCATGAGAACAGGACACGCGCATGAGCCAACCCTGCGGAGCCTGTGAGAGTCATGTCGTCATGATCGGAAACAACCTGATAAACGATGGCTGGAAAAAGTGCAGCTTGAACGGGAGCGGGGATCGGCTGAATGCTATTGCCGCCTGCGATGATCGAAGTGATAGTGGTCTCGGTCAGCAGCAGCGCGGTGAGTCCAGTAATTAAATCGGCCATCATTCTCCATCCCAAGCTGCTGCGTCGTCGGCACCGTATCCGCCGCCCTCGCTGGTCAAATCTTGTTCAAGTGAAGTCGAAAGAGAAGAGGTCAACGCATCTACCGCCGCTTGTGCCGATTCATCAAACGCACGCTGGATGAAAGGATTGGCGTCTATATGCTTCGTAGCCTTGCCGCCCTTGCGCTTGCGCCCGCCTTCCACGTGGTCAAAACCATTTTCGATCCAATTTGCAACGTGGCTCGTGTCCTTGGTAGGTCCGATTTTCACGGTCGGATTGTATCGAGTGCCGACGATAACTTGAACTGTTAGGTCAGCCGCCAGAATGCCCGGTGGCAACGCATCGCTGCCCGGTGTGGGCGTATCGGTACGCTTGGGGCACTCTGCCTCCATCGCCTCTCGAATAACGTCGCCACCAGCCTGCAAAGCTTGCCGAACTGCGCGCCGTGCAACACGCTGAGGCATGGCTTTCAGAAGTTCTTCAAACTTCGAAGTGTCGATGTTGAATGTTATGCCGTCGCTCATTGGGAACCAACGTCCACGCTCGTGCAAGCCATGACTAAAACACGATGCCGTCTCTGGATGTCATCCACTGCGGTTATTGTGTAAGTCTCATCGCCGAATAGAATCTGGTAACCCGGTGCTATATCGACGGCTGAATAGCGGATCGTAATGCAGTCCGTGGTGTCAGATGCCAAGGTGGAATTCTGAAAGCTGAGTTTGAAGGTCTGCGACGAAGTCGATTCAATCTTTGCCCGCGTTGTGAGCACCAAGCTCCAAGTTGACCCAGGCTGTCCACTGGCGTCACGAGTAGCTGACGGCGCATTGATGGTGATGGCGTGTTTGAGTTCCCCTGCGTGGAGGATGCACAGGTCAAGCATTAGTCCACCCCGTAGAAGGAATCAAACATTTCACCCAACAAAAGCGCATCCACTCCCATCTCAATGCCTTTCGGAACGCTGGTGGCTGTCGCATCCCTGTTGGAGTACCAGTGGGACACCAAAAGTAAGATCGCTTGGATAATCGTCTGCGGACAGGTGTTGATGGTCACACCGTCGCCGTATGTACCTGCAACCCACGTCACTTGAACACTAGCCGGAACATAGGTGTTGAATATCCAAGGCCAAAAAATCATGTTAACCGGGAAAATACGCGCTGGCTCTGAATACACATCGACCGTGTAGGTGCTTGGATCAAGGGTTTGCGTAACCCCGGTCTGGTCTATGTATGTGATGCTTGTGACTGATACGCACCCCGGCTTCGGAAGCTTGATGCTCAACTGTTCCCAATATCGAGAAAAGAACGGAAATGAGCGATGACCACCCACAGTGGAACTGAAATTTGGATATGGGAAGAAGTCGCGTACCAAAAGCATGGTGCGGTTGAAAATACAGCGTTGCATCTTCTTCTCGCACAGTTGACGTGCGGCGATGATGAGGCCAGTAAGGAGGTTGTCGTCCGCCGTCATGCCGACATCGACCACGCACTGCTGCTTCACTACCTGTAACGAACATGGCTCGACGATAGGCTGCGTCAATTGCTTGTAAGATAAAGGCATCGTTTAGGTCGCTTCCTGTTGCTCTACAGTGTTGAGGATTGCCGAATTCCCGTAAAGCTCAACCGCTTTTCGGTTGTAAGCCAGTGCGGCTTCTTCCGGAGTTATAAATGTGCCCAAGTGATGCAGGATCGTTTTGAAATAGATACGAGCTTGGTACGTATCTCTACATTTGCGAACCCCACGATACCCTGTCTCACCCAGTTCGCGAGTGGCTTGAATCCCACCACGTGATGCGCTGATTAGTGCTCTGCTTTTTGAGGAGTGGTGCTTTCCAAACATGGGGTGTTTATTCCCGGTGCGCAGCGAGTTAGCCTCAGACCGTCTTTGTCGCTGATCCAGGTCTCGCCCTAAATCCTGTAGGCGCTGTGTTTGTCTATCACGAAAATCCTCGACCGTCCAAGCATCTCTCGCGATGCGCGACAGCCTTTCCCTCCCGCCAATTGTGTTTCTCTCCACCTTCATTGACGCGGTTATTCGACTGCGTAACCCTACATCCGCCCAAATAGCCTTGCCCCTGATGGACGCTTTCTGGATTTCCCCGTCGTCGGTGAACCGTTGCTTCTGACCGGCAGACATATTTTTTCTAGCCTCAACAGAGGGCTCAGAGACGCCCTTGCCGCCTTTGGTCATGTTGTAACCAAACCCGGAGTTGTTCGCTTCGTGTGACCAGATGGCCCTAATCTCCATCTCATTCAACTCTTCAAACCTGAACGCTTGGTGAAGCGTCACAATCTTGAGGTTCTCCGCCCCGTACTTACGAATAGCGTTGTAGAGAGTCCAGGGCTTTCCCATCCTTGCAGCAACTAGGTGTTCTTTCCATCGAACTTGAATATCTTTGGTTGTTTGCCCTATGTAAACTTTGCCGTTGACCAGATTCAGGATCATGTAAACTACGCCGAAAACTATCATCCACGGTCGCCTCAACGGCTAATACCGCCGCAGAGGAAATTCCGTAGATTTAATTCATGAACGAGCCTTGATGGGGCGGTGTGAGCCGCCCCATCGGGGGTTAGACGGTCTTGAGACCTACGATTGGGTGAGTGCCACCGGGAGCGATGAACGCGCTGCCGTTACGTGCGAACGGGATGAAGCCCGTTGCAAAACTGGCTGCGTAGAGTTCCTTGACGACGTTGACGGACAGTCCGGGATTGACCGTGCGAAGCACATAACCCTGCTTGAAATCGCCAAACAGGATGGGGTAGGTCGGAGTTACCGGCGA